GTTGTTGCCCACAAGAAACTACCTATACGATAGGTTCTTGATAAAACCGTATCCAATTGCTGGTGTGGATAAGGATCCACAATGGGTTTCATTACTGCACTCATTTTTTCTGGCGCATCACCAAGAACATGTTGCGTCGTGTCTGAATACGTTGTAAGAGCTTGCAACGTTTCGACTGGTTGATCAACAGGCAAACGATCAGAGTGCTCCTCATCTACCTGAGTTTTTTGTTCAATTTTATTTACGATAGCGATGAGTTTTACAAATTGTACAACCCCATCAGAATGTACAATCGGGTCCTCGAAATAACTCTTATTCAGAGTATATAAAATGGTTAATGCAAATATCACACATACGAGTAATACATGATAAAGATCAAATAACCATCAAACATGCATGGACCTTACGCCCGCCATGCTTCAGGCTAATTATTTTAACATATATTTGCCTTAAAATCCTCAAGTAAACCATCAAAAGTTAAGTGACTTTCACGACACCCAACTGATAGTAAACACTCATTGAGGAATTTCAAAGCATTTTCAAACTCGGAACGACCCCAGTTAAACCACTCACGCAATGCTGCATCAACATTTACGATTGTATTCTCCTGCTCCGTTCCAAATTTTGTGTGAATCCATTGTACCATATCCCACAAAACACTTTTATTGAGGGCCATGCGCCAAACACCATAGTGACGAACAAACTTTCTTTTCAGAAAATCACACACACTTGGTTCAACATAGCGCAATGCACCAGGTTTCTTATCACCCATCACCAACTGAATATTAAACATAGAGAGATACAACTCCCCAAATCTTTCAGGATCAACAATGGTTCTCAACTCTGGTGAAAAACATGCAACCATATCATCCCCATAAAAAATAGCACGAACATGATCACCAAAAAATTGGTTCAAATCAACATTCGCCATACCTTCTACGTAACGAAGTAGGTAAACATAAAGCGTTGTGTAAAACTGATATTTATAAAACTCACAATTAAGGTTTGCAGTTCCCCACAAACCACTAGCCAAGCCACCATCAACAGCGTACATATTAGCTTCATCGCAATGATATGGAAAGCAAATGCCTTCAATCAAATAATTGCGAATAGCACGAGCTGTATCACATGCTACTTGACTATATTGAGCACGATATTTCAAATCTAAAAAACGTGATATATTATGTAGAACATCCCACATCGTATCTACAGTCATGGATGCATCGCTACGTTTCGCATCAACATACAAAACAGAACAACCATCCCATTGAAAAAGTTGACGATATAAAAAATCAGGATCCACCCCATGCGGATTTATCCCAACCTTGGACATTCCAACAACATGACATGACACACTACTCTCAACAAATCCACCAAACACACTCTTCACCAACAAGGAAAAAACGAAATCAAGATTCAAGAATATACGAATTCCTGTTTCCTTTCGTTCAACCTTTAAAGTATGGTAACAAAGTAATATCGGGATATCACCTCTCAAAGCACGTTCAACATGTGCATTCCATACATCACGCATCAACGGAGAAATAAATAATGTATCGTTGTCACGATTCACGAAATTTTTCTTACCCAAATGACGACCCGTCCTACGTTTAAATGGTATCAAAAACGAATTACCAGGAGACGTAGCTAAATCCAATTCATTAAGACCTATTGATCCAATTGGAACATTGACAGCCTCCTCCATAGTCATCATGGGTTTAAATTTTGTCTTCCAGAGTTTATTATACTCAGAATTCAAGAAAGCAAATACTCTATGTCGTACATGATCAGAATCATCTCCAAGGAAAATAGATATATGACGATCACGTGACATCTCCCACTTCTTGCGTGCTGTTTCGTATGGATCAATTCCTAAAAAAGGAGTCAATACAACCGGAACAGTAACTGAGTCTGGCATATCACATGCCAAATACTCTGGTAAATTATCTTTATGTATCAAACTAGGCGCAATAGGAACATCACGCATAAAATGATTTTGCCAATCCTTTTTAAGCACACCCAAACGGCGGAATGATCCATTCACACCTTGTGCATCCATATCAATAGGAAGTGGC